GAGGTAGATGAATTCTTTTGATGATCCCAGGCCAATTTTCTCCTAATCCAAGAGTATCATAGTAAGTACCATTTCCTACAATTAATTGTTTACCAACTTCTACATCTGAAAAATGCATATTACCTCCTAAGCTTTAAGATTCTTAGCTTTCTCTTCAGTGCTAGATGGTCCTGTCTTACTTCCAAGAACAGAAGTAGCACCATCAGCCATATCAACTAATCCACCATATATGTTCATAATTGCATTACCAATAATGTCCAATTTGTTTTCACAAAAGAATTTTGCTGTCTGAGTAGCTCTTATATCTACACTCTTTGATTTTAGTATAAGTTTCTCATTGCTGTCAAGTGCTATATAACCAGTTCTATTATTGTACCCATTAGCAACCAATTCTATATCTTGTGCCTCTATTCTAATTTTACCTTGTGGTGCTCTCAATATAATATCACCACTTACAGCATCCATTGTTATACCAGCATCATTATTCTTATTATCATCAGTTACTTTTGCATTATCACCTGCTTTAACTTGAAAAGAACCAGGTGATCTACAAACTGTGCCATGCTTACGAATATCATTACCAGTATGATCCATACTTATATAATGTATGAAATCATGACCACTTCTTAACATTACTGCTGATTCATTATTATCCTTATGAATATGACCAAACTGAAGTTCACCATCTCTGGTTCCATATCTAACTGTATGATAATTCTTTCTTTGTGACATTTAGGTTACATCCTCCTGATTTATGTAGGCACGTTCTGTTGGAGTATTAGGTCTACTGGTTATTATATCATGTGGCTCATTGACATGTCTTGCTCCAACCATCTTCTGACCTGTCTCAGGATGTATGTGGAAAGGACCATAATAAGGTTTACCATTAACATAACCTACAAATTGATTTCTATCAATCTTACCTACACAATCAATGATTGTAACTAATTGAATCTTACCTTGAGGGTCATATTCCTTAAGTTCATCTTTAGCAATTCTATCAGGACAGAATACTGGTTTTAACTCTGCATTATATCCTGTTTCAGATAAAATATAGACATCAGGAATTTGTGTGAACCCTTCTCCACCAGAGGTTATTTGAACAGACTCTACACCACCATTACTATTATACTTTGGAACAGCAGTAGCGCCTGCATTTGGT